AAAAAAAACACCTCCACGTTAAACCTTTAATGCTTGTGTTTCCTTATGTCTCGTTTTGTTTTATCTATATTCGTTTTGACTGCTTTTGTTGCTTATTGTTCTTTCTTGATTCTAGAACTTTTAGTCTCTATACATCAAAATTACATCACAAAAAAAGGGGGCCTACTCGGCCTCTTTCTTTTGTCGTTCTATGTCTTCTCTGATCAGATCTTTCAGGTATCTGTTGACGCTCTCTTTTGTGTCTAGATATTCCAGAATGTCTGCGTCATGTTTTAGGTGAAGCCTGAAGGTCTTGATCTTGTATGTTTTATCGCTCCATTTTTGATTTGCTCTTTTTCTTGCCTCTGATACTGCCATCTTACTTCTCCTCCTTTATTTCGTTGTCTAATTGCTCGGCTTCTATCACCAGGTCCTCTATGTGCGCCCAGTCTATGTCCTCTGGTGTACTTAGTGTCTTTATTATATCCAGAATTAATTTTGTTAGCTTGCTTTCTTTTTCTAAAGCCTTGAATCTTTTTAATCTTTTGTCGCTTTCCGATACATATTCTTTACCGGTGCGCAACGTCTCAGGGTGAACTTCCAGAGCCTTTGCTAGTTTATCAAGAGTGCGCGTTGTGGCGCTTTTCGGGTCCACCCGCGTTAATGTGTAAATGGTGTTTACTGGCACTCCGCTTTTTTCAGATAACTCGATAAGGTTGAGTCCCTTGGCTTTTGCTAGTGCTTTTACGTTCTTTCCAATTCCCATGTGTTCTATCTCCTATATTTTTTATTATATATTTAGCATCTTGATCTTTTCAACTTCTTCTTGTAACCCCTCGATATTCTCGAGGGCTCTTTGTGCTGTGTCTACTGCTTCTCGAACTGTGTCCCAGTCTTCTCCTTCAGGTTCATTGTTTAGAATGTTTACAGCTTCCGCTATGGCTTCTTTGTATGTACCTTGTATCCACTCTATTTCCTTTTTTCTACGATTCAATAAATCTTTTGTAATAGCATCCATGTTCTATTCCTCTATTATTTCCATGATTACGTCCAAGGCGTCTTCATCGCAATTGTGCTTGTATAGCCAGCTTTCTATTTCTTTTAGAGTCATCATGTGTCTATCGTAATACAATTGATCCAGCACTTCTTCCTTTAGTCTCATTGCTGCTTCTTCTCTAGTCATATTAAGCTTCCTCCTGTAGTGTTCTAATTTGGCGTTGTGATTCTTGAATCAATGTTTCATATACGTCTGCTTCGTAAGCTAATTTTCTGATTTTTCCGAAGTCAATGTCTCTTTCTTCTCTTTCGATTGCGTTTAGTTCGAATTGAATTTCCTTTGCAATTCTTGTTTGTTCTTCAATCCAGTTTTGAATTCTAGTTTCTAGTGTTTCGATTTCTGTTTTCATTGTGTTCTATCTCTCTTTCTTTTTACACTCACATTATAATGTATTACATTACATAAAGCAAGCAAAAAAGCGATAAATAAAGCAGAAAATAAAAAAAGAAGGGAATGCTATTTTTCAAGCATTCCCTTGATCCGTTCCGAAAGATCTTTAACCTGTTCTTTTAGTGTAGCCACTTCCTTCTCCAGCTCGTTATGGCTTTCGATTTTTTTTGCTAGGCTGTCGACCTTTTTGTCCATCTGTTCTACCTTGTAATCCAGCAATGCTGAATGTTTGGAGTTGCTGGTCCAGGTTGCTAGGACTGAAGGTACTCCGACGCAAAGTCCGGATATGATCGCAACCAGAATTGTATCAGTCATCATTCTTCCTCATTTACTTCTGGCAAACCTGCTAGGCTTGTTAGAATTGAGCATACGCCAGCCACGACCGTTGTGCTTGCTGCGTACATCCAGTTTACGTCCGGAACGGCTGCGCCTACGGTGATAGAGGCTAGCGCCGTTTGAGCCATTGTCTTGATTGCTCGAACTCCTGCTGCTTCCCACCATGCTTTGTTTGTAAGTCTACTCATCCTCGTTACCTCCTACTAAAAAGGGCACGCCTTCTGGCATGCCTTCAATCACCTATACTATTCTAGAAACCGTTTCTGATGCGTTGATCAGAGTTCCGGCTGCTGATGTAACCCACGTTAGAGCGACCTTGTTTCCTGGTGCAGCTGGTGCTGCCTGAATGACAGCGGATACTGGAAGAGTGATCACGTTGTCTGCTGCGGTTGTTGTTACTTGTGCTACGGCTCCCGGAACTGCTGTTCCGTTGGCATAAAGTTGCACTTGATTTGTTCCCGCTGCAGTTGCTGAAATCACGAAGCTTCCATCCACTTTATACGTTCCAGGTTTTACGATCTCCAGAGCATTTCCGTTTAGATTGACTCTGTTGTTTGTCCGAACCTGAACGGTTCCAGGTGGGATCGTTGCGCCTGCTGCTAGTATTGCGCTTGTCGTGTTGACGACTTGGATCATGTCTCTACCTCTACGCTACTGTAGCGCCTGTAGGGTAGTAAGTTCCATATTGTGGGTAGTAAGGCGGATTTGTGTAATATCGTCCTAATTGGCTCAAGATATTATGAGTTTGTACGCTGTTTGAAATTGCCTGCAAGCTTTGATCATATTGAGTTTTCAAGGCATCATATTTGTCTTGCATCATTTGAGTCTTTAAGTTGCAGCAGCATTGTTCCATCTGATGAGATAGGTTGTTAATGCTTTCCTGTACTCCTCCGAAACCTTGGCATAAAGAACTATTTACACCGTTGAAGCCATTCATCATGGCCATCTGCGTTGTATTTGCGTTTTGCATTTGGTTCACGTTCATCTGGTTGATTAGCTGCGCGTTTTCGTATGCGTTTGAGCAGATTCCGTTTGTGATTCCGTCTAGCTTGCTAATAATAGCCTGTGTATCAAATCCACGCTGAACCTCTGCTTGTGTGCCTTGCTGGTTGTTTCCCCAGGCTCCGCCACCAAATCCAAAAATCAAAAAGAATAAAATTAGAATGATAATCCCGTTTCCTTCTAGAAATCCATCTTTGTTTCCAGTTACAGAAGCGATATCAGATAATGATAAGTTGTCCATGTGTGTTCTCCTTTCTTATCTATCTTGATTTTGCAAAATCCTATTTTAGAAAGCCCTTGAACTGTTCAGCCATTTGTTTGGCTTGGTCCAGTTGAGCCTGCGTAAATTTTCCGGAGGCCATCAGCTCATTTAGAAGTTGCTGCGGGTCCTGCGTCCCTAGCATCTTTTTAAATTGCTGAAATTGTTGCAGCATGTTTCCGTTTCCTCCTGGTCTATTTTGAAGTAGTGGATTCATGACAGTTGCCTCCTCTCGCGTTCTGTACCTTTGAAAGCCATTCCTTGAATTCTGCCTTCGTTAGGTACTTGTCTTCCGGTTGATCTTCTTTCACTTCCTGGAAGCTATAAGCCTTGATCGTACAGAAGCCACTTGCGTCTGCTTGTTTCTGATAAAAAACAGGCTTGTTACTGTCCATTAAAATCACGGACTGGTTCGGTCCTAGAGTGAAAGCTTTAGCACTTTCGATTCCGTTTACAAACTGAATCTGGTTCATTTGCTGGGTTGGTGCCTGCATCTGCGGCATCCCGAACTGCCCAGGCTGCGGCATGAAATTATTGAAATATGGTGTGTTCATTGTGTTCTACCTCTTTTCACCTATATTCTCTTATATTTTCATGTCTAGAACCGTCCCTCTTTTGTCCTTCTTTAGCTTGTAAAATCCGAAGGCCATATCTACCAAAAGGGCCCAGTAGTAGTCATTTAAATCTTTGACGGTTTCTTCGAATTCGTCTTTTGACATGCCTGCGTCCTGGTAGTGCCATTGCGAGTCTTGCGTTTTGCTTCTTAGCTGATAAACAACTTTTTTCTGTCTGTCGCTCAATCCTTGCTCCTCGATTAGAAAATGTGCAAAGTCTGGGCGTAGAGGTGTCTGGTATCTTCTATTTATTCTCCTGTTCATTGTGTTCTATTGCTGATCCTTTCTATTTAAATGTTCCGTATGGCTTTACGTTTACTCCTGCCGAATTTAATTCTCCGGCGGCCATCCATCGTCGTGTTCCGTCGCCACCAATCCAGCTGATCCACACGTATCCTTCTCGACGAACATAGCCGTCATAGTTTACATGCTGCCCTTTGATATATGTTAGGCCTGTATCTTGTCCCTTTAGGCTTGGAGCGCGTCTGATCTTGATTGTACAAGCCGGATAGAATGTAGCTTTTTCGTATACAAAGTCTGAAGGGATACCGTTTAGCACGGATGCTGATCCCGTAGAAGTCTGGCCTCCTTGATTGAATGGCACGTGACTTGAATCTGTCCAGTTTGCGAATGATCCTTTATTTAAAATCACAGTTCCGTCTGTTACGAATGCAAGGTCTGCGGACACGTTGTTTGGAAGGTGATAAGTGCCTTGTGCATTGCGGTCATAGCAGTGCGTAAATTTACCTTTTGCGACTTCCATGTGGCTGTGGTTTCCTGTAGCGTATCCCGTTGTCCCTTCGTCTCCGAAAGTGTCACCTTGTTTGAAGTATTTTACTTTCTTGATATCCTCGATATAGTTGTCGTGAATAAACATAAATGTGGCAAAGTCGATCGTTCCGTCTCTAAATAGAACTTTCTTGTCAGATTCTAGGAATACAGCATTTCCGTTTCTTGCCGAGTCGTAGGCTACTAGGTGGCAATCGCACGGTGCGATTGTTTCGTCAATTCCTGTGTCCTTTCCTGCATTGTCTAGGGCGTTAGTTCCTAGGTGTGTTCCTACGTTGTTTCCTTGAGTTACATTCATGTACTCCATCGGAAAGCCTAAAAGCTGATATCCGCCTTTTGTAAGTTTTTGTCCTTTTCTCATATTTTGGACCTCCTTCTATTTATGAAAAAGAAGAAGCTTTTTAGCTCCTTCTTATTTCCAGTGTTAGTATGTTTCTCCGGTGATTTCTTTATACTGATCAGCTGTGATGAATCCTTTTTCACAGAACTTTCTTACCTGCTTATCTGTGTATAGTTTTAGATTATAAAATCTTTTGATTTTTTCAAACATAAATTAGGCCTCGCTTTCTTCTAGAAGTGTATCTGTCATCATGGCTGTGTACATGACTTGTGCCTCAATCTTATCCTGTGCGGTTGCCTGTTGCTCCGGTTCTTTGATTGTTGGCTTTTCTTCCTCCGCGACTTCTACAACTTTACCGGCTACAAATTTATAGTTATATCTTCCGTGCTCGTCTACTAATCCTTTTTCTAGATATAGACCTTGAGCATGAGCGTATTTATCGCCTTTCCCTTGGTCGATTTCTGTCATTGCTTGAATTTCTTCTTGTGATAAAAAGATTTCTGAATTAATAGATGTGATGTATCCATCTTGTAAAGATACGTATACTTTATATTCGTTGTTCATAGCTTCCTCCTAATAAATCTCTGCGTCTACATTATAAGTGATAGCACTTCTAAATATACAAGCAGTAAATGCGCTATATCCAAAATTTGTTGCAGACTTGTGCGTGATTATTAATTCGTTTAAATCCATTGTTGGTGTAATGCTATTGCCTAGTTGTAATTTTCTGTCCGTGTTATCTCCACTTAAATTAATTGTTGCGGATGATACATTAGGGATAATTGTTGGTGATGTTGTACGCATAGCACCGACATAAAATTTCGTATATAAATTCCAATATGATACTGCGCCAACAAACCCTTCAAATACATTTAATACTTGAAAATAACGCTTACACTTCACTAATTCTTCCGCAGGGTTAGGTGCAATAAATGATGTTGCTACTGTTCCTTGCTCTACTTTTGCGTATTTTAAAGTTAGCGTTCCACTTTTAACTCGAATAACTAACCTTTTTATACCTTTACTAAATGTAAATGTATTTAATCCGTTCTTCAAAGTTCCTATTTCTGTGGTTGAAGAACCATCAGATGGTCCTACAGATACTGTAGCAGTTCCACTTACACCAATGGCATAAACTTGAACGGTGATATCCCCATCGACCGGAGTTTCTAAATTCTGAATTAAAGCTCCATCACTGTAAGTTGTTGGCGTGATTGTTACTGATTTATCTGAGTTAACTGTTAAACTATGCCCGTACAAACTCCATCTGTCTACTGAATACACAATTTTTATCGTTTGAGCAACTGCACTTGTGTAGCTTGTAGCACCTCTTTGATTGATTTTAAAATCCGGATTAATTAATAAATTCGGATTACTGAATTTAGTTCCTAAATAGCTTGCTAGTTGCGATAATAATCCTTTTTTCAAACCTGCGCCATTATGCACAGGTAATAAACTATTATCTGTAAAACTAGGTAATGCGTCTAGCTCTGTTACTTGTTTTCCTGGCATTCTCTATTCCTCCTTGACTTTATATGTCCAATCCGAGCCAACTTCTCCACTTGCTACTTCGTAAGACCAATCGGCTAGGATTGCATTTCCTTTTTCATCCACTAAATCTTGAGCACTTGTTGCGTTCAAATTCGTGGTAAAGTGATTATTCATCACCATTTGATTTAGGTTATTATGTGATGTAGTAACCGCCTTTATCTTGGTTACGATCCAGTTAATAGATGCCTTATCTTTAAAACCGAGCATAGGTTTTCACCCCCTATGCTGCGGACCACATTGCGTTCAGCTCGTCTGTCGTGATTGCTGTTAAATCGGTTGTCTTTACATACCCACTTAGATCAATGTCTGTGGTTCCGATTTTCTCGAACGTTCTTGAGTCTGCCATCCAGATATACTCATCATAGATGTCCTGCGTTCCGTGGCTGTGCGCTACTAAGTAAATAACACCGGTTGCTCCTGTAGCAGGTAATGAACTTACTTTGCTATATGAAATCTGTGTAATGTTACCAACCGCAGTACTGATCGCAGAACTTACTTGCGACGCTGTCTGATATCCACTGTCATTTGTAAGCTGCGAGGTTTTGGTTGGCGTGGTTACGTCTACAGCTTTGCTGGCGTCGGGTGTTAGTGCTGTTCCGTTAACCTTCACCGTTGTGATTGTGTTAGCCTGAGCTCCTGGTGCAATGCCTGCTAATTTGTCTTTTTCTGCTGTAGTGTAATCATTTGTTGAAAGTACTTTCCCGCCTACGGCATCAACTTTCTTTGCTAATTCTGCTTTTGTCTTTTGGACCAGTAGGGTCGCCCCTGCCTTGTCCAGATATTCTGTAGTCATGTCTATACTCCTTCCCACAAGCTGTTAAGCTCGTCTAGTGAGATTGCCTTGATCTCGTCATTTTTTATTGCGCCTACTTCTTCCGCCGTATAGCTCGGCTTTGTTGGTTCTTTAGCCCATCCAGAAACTGTCGGGTCCTCTTCTTCCATAGCTCCTATGATTTCGTTACCGTTTAGAGTTGGCTTGTTTTTCAGTTTGTTGTAGTCGCTTGTTCCTGCGACGTATTGCTCTTTTAAATCAAACCCAAGGCTTTCGTTTTCCTCTTTTAAATCAAACCCCAGGCTTTCGTTTTCCTCGGCTAGATTGATATTAAATTCATCTTTCATCATTCTATGATTTCCTTATATAAAACCGGAAAAACAGGACGGGTTAGAATTGGGGAAGCTATGACCGTTCCTTCTTCGGTGATAGCTCGAATTTGTACCTGATATCGTCCAGGCATAAATTGAAGTGTCTCTTCCTGGGTTAGCGTTACGGCCACAGTATTTTCCTCAATCACTAGGTCTTCCATTCTTTTTGTTAGAATAGTCCCGTTCTGTTCAATCGTTAAATATAGACTTGTTAGTTTCTCTAGCTCAAGTCCTGATGTGTGAATGACCAGAGTTGGTGTTGTCCCTTGTCTCATGATCTTACCTACTGAACCTGATACTTCCAGTCCGCAAATATATTTGTGCCCTCTTCGTCGGTTAGAGTGTTGTCCACGTCAACTTGAAGCTCGGTATAAATGTGATTGTCCAGAAGCATGTTTTCAAGGTTTAGAATGCGGCCAGCTAGTGCCGTTGCGACTTCACCCTGAAGTGTTTCTTCTAAAGATTCGAACCATTTTCTGAATTTCTCGCCGTTGGCGTATTGAGTGTCCTCATTTTCTTTCTGGATTCTTTCATAGAAACTTTGGAATTGATCATATAGTTCTTGTGTCGGTACTCGCGTTAGAGTATCAACCGTTAGTCCGCAGTAGTTTTCGTCAAGTCTTACGTCTTGAATCATTTCTGGTGTGATTTCTCCGGCTGATGCCTTTAAAACTATAATCGCAATGATCAGCTCGTATTGTTCTAGATTTCGAATAGGCGTAGGCATTGACTGCGTTCCTTCCTGATATACAAGACCGCACGAATTGCTGATCTTATCATATCGAATGGCCACGTAGTCGTATCTAGTGTAGTTCGTAGCGACGGTAGCTGTCAGGGTGGTTTCGTCTTTAGGCGAGTAAACGATACCACCTATTCCGTCGCTGGATGTCTTTAAAAAGGCGAGCCCGTTACTGACTGATATATTCATACCGCCGGCAATTTTTACTTTGAAGTCTTCACCGGTGATATTAAAAAGGCCAGGTGTTCTCCCGGCATGGAACATCCGCAGATCTTCTGCCAGATACTCCGTATTGTCTAAAGGGTATGCTGTCATGAGCCCCCTCCTTTCATTTTTGTTGCGCTTTCTTGAACATCTACGAGTTCTAGTTCAAGAGCGACCTGCGTCTGTAAATTGCTTTCTTCTACAAACTTAAGGCCTGATATTCTAGCAAATGTAAATAAATTGAATTTAAAACTTAAACATGGTATCACGTCTCCTAGGTCGAAGTCCCGTTGAAGGACAGCCCTCTTGTCGGCTCCATCAATCTTAAATTCAAATTTAGAAGAATCTTTTCTAGTCTCTGCCAGCTTATTGAGGCCCCTCTCTTTTAGCATGTTGTTATATTCTTCTTCCGTATAGGTTTGCTCATTGCCTGAGGCATCCTTATATGTAGACTGTAAATCTCTGGCATCCACATATAGCTCCATCCTTGGCTCTTCTTTTGTTCGAAGATCTACGATCACGCTTTTTCGTCCTGATCCAGATTCTTCGCCATACACGTAAGCGTAGTTTTTATATCCTGATATATCCTCGATAAAAGTCTGTGAGATTAGGTTTCCAAGTCTGTCTGAAAACCTCAGCTTGTTCTTTGTTGATCCTGTGTAGATTTCGAAGTAATTCAGTGTAGTCCCTTTTAGAACTTCTCTGTATCCGTAGCCTACAAGCTGGCAGTATTTCTGAGCCATGGTCCTGAGCGTGTCGTATGTTGTGTCGGATGCGTTCTCAAGTTTTCCGGGAAGGCCTGTATTCTTTCCGATTACTATATCCAATCCGCGCTTGTTCTTTTCAAAGTTACCGAGCAGCGATTGTTCTATATTTCGAACGGTCAAAGTATAGAGGTTTATACGGTCCTCCAAATTGTCCATGTGTCCGAGTACTACAATTTCTTTTGCGAGTCTTTCTACGGATTCTATAAAGAGAATCTCGTTTCTTTCCTTGCAAACGATTCGGTTCCATTTCTGTAGATATCTTGTATTGAAGTCCGTATATTCCACATGAATCTCTGCTTTCCCCGTTTCGTAATATTTTGGGTTCCATTGCACGCTGGTTATGTTCTGGAGCGGTCCTTGTCGTTTTCCTTCTCTGTCGTAAACATAATAGTGCATATCTATACCCCCGCCAGTACTTCTTCAAACCGTAGAAGTGCATCCAGACTTCCGGGGTTTTCCTCTGCTGTATAATTCAGTACGTTTTCTCCGGGTTGAATCTGAAAAAACTCGGAATCATAATCTGTCATCCAGAAAATGTTTTCTACTTCTCCGTTTCGTATCAAGTGGCAGTATTGCTCGTTTGCAAAAGTACTTATTTCTAGCACGTCCCCTATATTCATTTCTAGGTCTGCTACTTGTCCGAAGGATATGTGTTCCTGAGTGAACACGTTCAAAATTTTCGGGTTTTTCACTTTTGCCTCTGCTTTCATAGTCAAAAGAAAGCCAGTATTTATACTGCCATTGTAATCGACTGTTACTAGTGGCGCTGTGAGCTTCTCTGATATTTTCCAGGGTTCCGTATTTGAAAAAGAGCGAGGAAATTTAAAGAGCGACCTCAATCTCTGGAAGGCCACCTTTGTTTCCTTTGCTCGTCTTGCATATGGGAATGGAGCCCTCAGTACAATCTGGAATTTTTGCCAGGTTTCATTGAGCGTGATGATTGGCGTCGTTTTAGGTTCAACCTTCCAGTATACATCGACTCCGGCTCTTGTGTTGATATAACGCAGTGTTGCTGATACTCCAGGAAGGATTACAGCTAGAAGCTTTTTTCTAGTGTCTGCGTTGTATTTAAAGCGTCCCTCTAGGGTGATGTCCTTGGGCTCAATAGAAGTCCCGGACACCGTTGTCCCTATTTGATTTGAAACGCTTGATTCTGATAAAGTGATCTCATTTTTAGAGATTCCGTCTAGTGTTGTTAGTCGGATGCCTGAGGCCTCGGAAAACTCAACTGATTTCCCCAGGCTGTTTGTGTATATTACTGTTACGCCCATGCTAACCTCCTAACCATTCTTTCTGTTTCTTGCGCGATTTCGCTAGGTCTTAGCTCCTTCGCTGAATTTATAGTCTGATCTACTTGATAGACGACTGTATTGCCTAATCCGCTTCCTAGGCCTCCAGGATTGCCTTCTAAAGCCAATCTTGAAGTTAGGCTGTCCATGTTAGCCGCTTCTAGTAAATCGCTGGACATGCGTCCCATAAAGGCCTTAGCCTTTGGCATAGCTCTTTCTACGCCTAGCGTGATTCCGGCAGGAATCCATTTACCTATACGATCTGCGAATAGTCTTGAAGGCGACCCGATTCCTAAGGCACCTTTTACGCCGTCAATAAGGCCCTTGGCCATGTTTCCAAGCCATCCAGTCAATCCACTCCATGCGTTGCTGATTCCTCGTTTAATTCCACCTACGATATCCGAGCCAATAGATAGCATCTGTCCAGGTATTCCTCTTACCTTGTTTACAATTCCATTAAAGAAATTCTGTCCTGCTTGAATTGCTTGCTGTACAAACTGACTTGCAAAACTTGCGGCATTGCTGATCGTGTTTGATAGCCATGTCCACACTTTACCAGGTAATTGTGAAATAAAGCTGATCGCGTTTGATACAAAGTCACGCCCTGCCTGAATCGCTTTCTGGATCATCTGACTTACCCATTCAGCTGTTTTGTTGATTGTGTTTAGTAGCCAAGTCCAGATCTGGCCTGGTAGTTGCTTAAACCAATCCACTACTTTAGATATAAACTGCGGAATGTCTTGCGTCGCGAATTGTACAAGTCTTAAACCCCACTCTACGAACTTTCCTAGAATGTATCCTACGGCGTATCCGATCCAGTAAGGTATCGTTGATCCGAAAAACGTTTGAATGTTTGTCACTAGGGTGTTTACGCCTTCAGGAATTGTTACCGTGAAAAACTCCACTACTTGTGTAGCCAGGTTCTGTGCTGCGTCCACGAAACTTTGGCACGCCTGCGGTATTGTTACTGTGAAGAAGTTTACGATTCCATCTATAACTTGGCCTGTAGTTTCTTTTATGCCATCCCATAGATTGATCCAGAATTCTCTGAAGCTGTCGCTTGTATTCCAAAGATATACGAACGCTGCTACTAGTGCTCCGATAGCTACGATCACCAATGTGATAGGTCCACCAATCACAGCAAGTGCTGCGCTTAGTCCTTCTAGTCCTCCGCCGGCTAGTGTAAAGGCTTCGGCCATACTAGCAATCACGCCCGTTCCTGATGATGCGGCGTAGGCTAGGCCATCAATCAATCCAGAACCTTGTGATACTAAATGTCCGAATGTCTTGATCTTCTTTCCTGCATCACCGACTGTTTTAGCTATATCGCTAACAGCTTTGATTCCCTTCCATGTGGCAAAGGCTCCGGCTACAGCTGCAATTAAAGGCATTAGTTCCTGAATCTTATCTGCTACAGTTTGTACTTTGTCTATAATGTCTGGAAGCTTCTCAATAAACGCTGCGACAAACTCTCCGACTTTCTCTACGATCTGAGGTAGAATTTCTTTGATTCTGTCTAGTGCATCTTTGATAAAGTTCAGTGAGTCTCCTGGGTCTAGTTTTTCTTTGACTGTGTCTTTTACTTTGTTCCAGGCTTCTTGAATCTTTTCAGCTGCAGCCTTGATTGCTTCCGCTGTTGGTGCGAAGAAATCCTTAATCGCATTCAGTGCTTTTGGTAGTTCTGCGGCAATCCAATTCAGGACGTTTCTGATTACTGATCCAAAGCCAGCAATCATTCCTTGAATATTGGGTAAACCACTATCTGTTAAAAAGTTGTTTAAAGCCTCGATAATGTTAGCTATACCGATTGCGATACGTGCTGACATATTTGAAAAGCTAGTTGCAAAACTTCCGGCCATTTCCTTGGCTTTTCCTGCTACAGCTGGAAAGGATTCCGTTCCGTTTTCTAGGGCATCCATTAAAGTGTCATTAAATTCTTGCGCACTGATTTCGCCTTTAGAGAATGCGTCCGAAACTTCTCCCATACTCTTTCCCGTCTTCTCTGCGAAAATCTTTAAAACGGGAATTCCTGCGTCTGTTAAACGTTGCCATTGATCTGCAGATATTTTTCCACTGGCATTCATCTTTGCGATTGCGTCTACTGTATTGGCCAAGGTTTCATTGGTTCCGTCTCCGTAGAAAGAAACGGCGTCCATCATGTCCTTTACCATTCGAGTAGACTTATCTAAGCCTAGCCCTGATGTGGCCAGCTTTTGAGTTGAACTCGAGGCGGTGTCTAATCCGTATGCCGTATCGGATACCGCATCACTCAGTTCGTTTACAACCTTCGCAGCTTTTTTGCTGCTTCCTGCTAAAACTCCTATAACTTGTTTAGCTTTTTGCATGGCATCTAATCGGGCGGTTGCTTTTCCGATTGATCCAGATATTAAGTCCCAACCTTTGCTGGCGGCTTTGAATACTGTTGCGCCTACGAAGGTTGACTTCACTTTGTCTGCGAAGGTTTCCGCACTTTTATGCGCTCCGCTAAGGCCGCTTTTGTATTCGCTGTCGTCAAGTCCTAGTTTGACTTTAATTGTTCCATCAGCTCCTGATGCCATTTTTCAACCTCCTAGGTTTCTAATCTGGCCAGAAGTTCTGCTTCTATTTCTTGCGGTGTTCTTTCCTTTTCTGGTCCTTTGTCCTCAGGCAGGCGGTAATACTTTTCTAGGCGCTGCGCGCGACTCTTCTCTTCTCCTTTAAGATTTGAAGTATCCCTGGTTCTGTAACCAATAACTCGTATGATCATAGTATCGTCGCTTAGGGCGTTAAAAAGCGCCTTAAATTCAAACCAATGAAGTTTAGCGTCTAAAAGATTTATATTGTATTGCTGCCTAAACGCTGCATATATAAGGTCCATATCGTATTCGAATCGATAGCCCTGTCGTCCGTTTGTCTTGGCAGATGATTCTCTAGGCTTTTTGCCGCAAAAATAAAAGCCCATTATTGCATCCCATAGGTCTTTCTGATCACCTTTAAAAGCGAACGGGTTGATTCCTATTAGATCACAAATAACGGGCAGCTTCAGTTCCTCTGGTATTGCGTTATCTTGTATAACGCTGTCAACTCGGACCCAGGTTCTAAAGTCTGCAAAGATAGGGAGGGTCGTTCCGTTAACGTCTACGCTTTCCGGAAGATCTTCTCTCTTTAGCCACAGCATTTCTTCCTCCATATCGTTTGTCTGCGTATTCTAATGTCCTGTTAAACTTGTCCATAGATTCGCAAAGCTTGTCGATTTTGTCCAGATTCTTCTTTTCTTCTTCCGCGACTTTTGCCTGTTGATCTTTTAAAAATTCATCCTGGAAGATGCTGTGCAACGTGAAGCAAAGTTCAAACTGTGCCGAGCTTCCTTCGTATCCTTTGAATAAAGTTTCAAAGGCTCCATCTCCTAGAATCTTATCGATTAAAGCAGGGCAGTCCTCTAGCGATTCTTTTCCGAATTTGCTTAGAGAATTCTGTTCTGTTGCCCAGTTTTCTAGGGCTTCAATCTTAGAAGTGTCCTTTACATCGACTCTGAATCTGTGTCCGTCGATTTCGATATCTTTAAATAATTGTTTTTGTAACTTTAGTTCCATGGTGTCCTCCTTATGTTGTTAAGTGCTTTACTCTGTAGCGTTGTCCGGGGTAAATGTTTTCGCCTTAATGTTAAACGTTCCCGGCACCTGATCGCCTTGTTGTGCGAATGTTCCAGAGCACATTAGTTTGCCTCCGGCTTCCCCACTTCCTGGATTATCTGGTTGCACTTCGTAGATTCTTCGATATGCTACAAAGTCCCCAGATTTAGGTGTTTTCTCGTTCCATGTTTCCACTTCGATCTCTTCAAAAGTAGAACCGACTCTTTGTTCTTTACCTTGCAAGTATACCCAGTAGTTAAAGGCATCCCCTGGGTACGCTCGGCCCTCGTAGGCTACTGTAGGCGCATAGCCTGTAACCTGGCTTTGGCTTCCGGCTTCTCCGATATATTGCACACCGTCGTCTGTTGTAGCGTTCAAGGCTTGCTCCCAGTTTGTCAAACCCTTGCTGGCTAGAACGTAGCTCTCCGAGCCTGTGAATTTGACGTAATGTAGGTTGTCTTCGACCTTAAGTTCTCTGTTTGGTAGTTCTGCTGCCATTATTCAAACCTTCCTTTCTTTTCGTAGGTTAATGTCATGGAGCAATAGAAAGTTGAAAGCGCCGCCTCTTCTCCCGTGTAGTCTGAAGGAAGCGTTGTGAGCGTGACCTCTTGCGGTGTTGCTTCGTCTAGCACGAGATTTGGAAAGCCTTGCGCCTCTTCTTCCGCGAGTGCCTGTACTAGTGCATACAGGATTCTGGATAAATCCAGGCGTGCTTTCGTGTCCTTTCTGCTTGCTTGAATATAAATTTCAAATGGGTAAGTAGCCCTGTAGCCACCACCCAGATAGTGTTCTATTTCTTCCGTGTAGCCACTACTTTTGAAAAGTAAGGCGGTGTGCTTGGAGTCGTTAAAGTACTCCAGGCACCACGGTATGTTGTTGATATTGATTGAAGAAAAGAAATTGTACAATCCGTCTTCAATCTGTTTTACGTCTTCCAGCTTTATGATCTTCTTTTCACTCATCTGAATTCCTCCTTAAAAAACTTTTTAGCGCCTTCCATCCAGGCAGTCTTTCTGGCTTTCAAAGTCTTAGGCCACCACTCCGAACCTCCTTGTCTATAGCTCAAATTCCGAGTTGTATAGACTTTTGTTTCTCCGTGTTTAGCCCATGGACTGTGGCTATGGGTTCCGATCATAACTCTTCCTGTATGTTGGAAGTGTGCGTATGGTGTGTCCCATATGATCCAATCGTTATCCTGTGCCGCCCATCTTAAAGCTGATGTTCTCAGCGTTCCTTTTCCGATAGGCACGTTTTTGTTCGTGTCTTGAACGATAAGCTGCTTCAGCTTCAATCTAGACCGGCGGAGCGCTTTCGTTCCTCTGGCCTGTAGCTCGGCCACCGGGATATCGACTATAACTTTTAGATGATACTCACTCACATGTTACCTCTATGAACTCCGGCGTATTTCTCAAGGGATTTAGAATATTCACATTTGTGATCTCGTAAATGTCGCCGTGTACTTCGATACGGTCCCCGGTTCTAATTGTGAACTGCTTGTCTGGCGTCTTAAATTCTGAAGGGGGAACTAGAACCTTGTCCGCCTTATAATCGTTCACGTCTATCGTTATGAGGATCGTATCTGAATTACTGGCGCCCGTCTGTCCATAAGTCCGGGCTTTTGTTTTGGAAACCTTTACGTGTTGGACCGTTACTGTTGACGTAATTTCTTCCAGGTTTTCTTCGCCTAGAATGTTCATGACTTTTATTGTGTGCGGCCTAAGCCATCTCGGGCTTTTTACCATACCGCCTGGCAGGCTAGTCCTGCTTTGAGTAATTGGTAGTCAAGCTCTGATACTGCTAGGCTTGATAAGGGTATGTCATGGAACCTTATCGTTTTCGCATTATCTACGGAATACGAGAAGCCGCTTGTGGTTGCGCCTTTGAAGTTCATATCGCTAGAACCCACAAAGCAATCCATGCCGCCATGTGCTTCTATGAAGTCAATCTGGTATAGGACTACTTTTTTTAGGTCCATGTCGTAATCTTCCAAAGCCTGAACTTTCCAGTATGGAATCTTCTCTCGAATGTAGGATTCTAGAAGGCTTTCGGTTCTTGGCTCTATTTGTGAGTACTCCACTTCATCCAGTAGCGTTCCACCTAAGGCTGTGTATTCCTCAAAGCTTAGGATCATGTTTTATCTCCTAACTACCTTCTCGCGCTGCTGCGACAGGAGCTACTTGTACATTACGGAATACACCGGCTTTAGTTGTATCTTTTGAAACGATAGAAGCAATCATTTCTACTTCACCTTTTTTAACAGCCCCTGGTTCGCTTAAGTTTGGCATGTATTGGTGGATGATTTTTTGTCCTTGTGGACTTACTGCGTGTACGGCATCCAATCCGAATTTTGCAGCGTAAATGCTTGTTGTTCCTGTTGAGTTGTCGATAGGTACACACATTACAGATTTAGTTCCGTTGTAGTATTCTCCCATATCAACGATTGCGATTCCGTCGTAGTTGTCTACGCCTTGGCCGAAGCTGTTCTCTGATCTTGTGTAGTATCCTTGCATTTTAGCGATTGTTTTTAAAACAGTTGCTGTCTTGCGGTTTACTAATAAAGCGTCTGGTTTTACAGAGAAAGTTGATAGCCAAGAATCCAACGCAAAAGTGAAGGCGTCTGCGTTTTCTTTGATCTTTGCGGCTGTTGATAAATCGAAGACTGCGTCTGCGTTTTTCTCTTCCGTATTTGTTCCCTTTACTAATACATCCAAGCCGTCAAAACTTGTGTTATCTGTTGCAGCAGTTCCTTTGGCTGTTGACTTTCCGTTAATGAAGTCATAGTGGATTTTGTTCTTTACTGCAATGATTTTCTGAGCTAACTGGAATGCGATTTCTGAGCTTGCTGCTGTGTCTTCTAACACACGGTCTACTTCGTAGGCTCCACCGAAGATTTTTAAGTTTGTAGTTTTCTGAGTCTTTACAGCTTCTCCTGCTGTGTATTCGCTATTCAATTTACGACCTTCAGCCACGGATGGCGTTTTTAATTGCAAATAGCCATAAGTTAATGTCGAGCCACCTGTTCCTGGTGATACTGCGTTATCGAAAGTTAAATGATCCAAAATAAAAGAGTCCCTGCGGAACTCATCAATGACCTGCTGGTCTACGTGATCGGTTAAACCGACTTTTGATTGCTCTAATGTAATTGGCATCTTTTAGTTCCTCCTATTTTTTATAGTGTTCTGAAATGGCTGCGGCTAGAGTTGTTGGTGCCTCTGGTTTCGGACTTCCTCCGTGATCTCCATCAAGTTTTACATCGTCACCTTTTGGCTTGTTTGGCTCTGCCGCCTTAAATAAGAAGCTGTCTTCTTTCTTGATAGCTTCTAATTGTTCGTCAAGTCCTGTTAATTTTCCATCCTTATCAAACTTGATCTTGTCTTTATCTAGTAACCCCATCAAGGCCTTTTCAGATAAGGTTCCAGATTTCGCGATAGCTAAACGAATTGCGCTGTCACGTTTTGTTTCTTCTAAGTCATGATCGTATTTTGTTTTCCAGTCGTTGACGTCTTTTTGTAGTTGTTTTACGTCTACTCCGTCAAAATCCTTGACACTTTGTGTAAGCTCTTGAATGCGCGTTTCTTTGGCTTGCATGTCGCTCTCGTATTTTGCTTTCGAGACGTATTCTCCTGAGGCAAGGTTTGCTAGTTTTACGGTTTTATTTCCTTCTAGCTTAGCTGCAACCTGTGCGTACAATTCCTCACCTAAGATTTCTTTTAAAAACTCCATTTTTGTCCTCCTGCGTTTTTTATATCTGGTTCACTCCAGTATCGAGTCCGGCCTTTTATATCCCGTGCCGAGGGGTATTCAAGCCTTTTATATGCCGTGCTTAGGGCATAATAAAAACCGCGCCATTCCTAGCACGGTTCTTGTCCTTATTTAGTTGTGTTCTATAGTACTTCCGCAATTCCTTTTGCAAGTCTTGCGGCTTTCTGCATCAAGCTGTTTTCTTCTAGGTATTCTAGGCCCTTCAGGGTTATCCTGATACCTTCTAGTCCTTCAAGGCTTGGTATTGGGTCTCCTATGTATTGGATCACCTGGAATCCCTCAATGTATCCATTTTTCAGTAGCATGCCCAGAAGTGCTTTTCTCTTTGGTTCTGTGATGCCTAGGTTATCCACTGAAAGTCTTCGGATGTCTACGACCTCATAGTCCATTGATTTCTGCAGAATTGATAGAATTTTGTATATCGTTCTGAAGTCTTCCGACATGTTTTGCCTCCGTTATTTAATGGCACCCGTATCAAATAGAAAATTCAATTCGTCGATTGATAAAACATGAAAAGGGTTGACTCTGGTGTCGTCTACAGTCCAGTCGTCTTCTATCTCTACTGGTGCTTTTTCTCTAGGGTCAAACCCGAGCTTTTTAATAATGCTTTCAAGTGTGATCATTTGCTATTACCTCCAATTTAATTCCTGCGTTCTCTAGCCTTTTGAGAATCCTTTCTAGATTCTTTTTATCTAGAATGACCTCTCCGTTTTCATTATAGATACTTTTTTCTAAAGTATCAAGGTTGGAGTCTATCTGGTGATAGTCTAACTTTTTATCTGGGTCAACTGCGTATTTGTATATAATCCCGCTGTGTCCTACAACAATTCCGTATTTGTATCTTTTAGCATTGTTCAGGTCACTTAAACTCGGCGCTCCGCTTTCTGGGTGGTTGTGTAGCGCTATGACCTGGCCTATATTGTTTAGCACCATTTCTTTCATCTTTGTTGTAGGGTAAGTCTTTTTCTTTAGCTGTGAACTCGTGTTTCTTAGCACTTGCCCTGTTTTAGGATTGATAAATGCCAGATCTTCTCCCAGTGTTCCTTGTCTGTGGTTCAGCGCCCTCACTGCTTCTCGTGCGACCTTTGTGATCGTCCTTTTATCTTCTTTCAAAAATCCAAAGCTTTTTCTATACTCGTTTGAGTTTATATAGCTTCTGTCAATTGTTGTTTTTCTGTTTATTGACCTTCGGCTTTCCTCGTTATGCGTCTCTTTATAGTCCAGCTGTTTCCTCGGTATTCTTACAGGCTTGTAAGGTCTGCCTTTTGTGCCTCCGATTTTCTCGGCTGAGTAGTCTCTCTTTAATCGGCCCTTAGAAGCGTCCACAAGCTCCTTCAGTCTCATCTTGTTGTATTTATACCAGTAATCCTCTTTCGTCGTGTCTAGCCCTGCTGCGGCCTTCACACGTCGCTCTCTGTCCCACTTTCTCATGTTTCTTTCGTAGGACCTTTGCTTTTGCTCCATCTGGTATATTCTTTCATTCTCTTTGGGATTTACAGGCTTGTTGTAATCCTCGCTTATTCCTGGAAAGTATGCAGTAAATGAATGCCTACAGTTCCATCCGCCAAGTCCTGCGCCTGTTCCGTATCCTGTGGCTTCATAAAAGTTCTCGTAATTTCCTTCCGGATAGTTTACCCAGAACACTTTCCCTTGCCAGGCTGCGTGGCTTGGTCTGGCCCCCATGTGGGCACTTGTCTGTACTAGATTTATATCTAGCTCATCAATGACCGATTTCTCGCAAGCCAGTGCGTTCTGGTTTACTGCGGTTCGTACTGCCAATCGAACGGCCGCCTCGATTGATCGTTGAGCACCGCTTGGATAGGATACTTTTGTTAGGCCTTCTCTGCATAGCTTGTCTATTGTGTTTGCGGTTGCTTGATCTAGTGAGTAAGCTCCGCTTGATACCTGAAGATAAGCCATGTCGTAGTATCTCATAAAAGTGTCGCTAGCCAGTTGCGCTGTGGTCCTTGTTAGGTTCTGGATATCTCCCCACAGTGCTGATGTTCCTTTTTTGATCTGATCCGAAAATTCTAAGCCACTTGTGTCGTATCCTCCAGCCTCTAGTCTGTCGAAGGTATCGCGGATACTTTTATAAGCGCTCTGTTGCATAATCCGGTCGACTTCTTCTTCGGAAGTGTGAAGTATTTCAGCTAGTCTTTTGTTAATCCAGTCTTGCTGCAAACCGAGTTGTTTTAGTTTGTTGTTTAAATACTCCGCTGTGCTTGTCATAGCGTCCTGATTCATCTTGATCCGCTCCGCTATGTCCACCAGTATTTCTGTGGCCAGTTCCTGATACAGCTTTTCTAGGTCGTCACCTACGTTCTGCAGGTAGTTCGGTTCTAGCATTAGGCTTCACCCTCTGGCCCCTCTTCGATTTGTGTTCCTTCTTGCTGGAAGAACATACTTTGAATTCTGTCTGCCGGGTTCTCTGTTTCTCCGGTCATCTCTCTGGCTGTTTCTTCGTCCTCTCCGTAGTATCGGACGCGATATTCCCATTTCTGTAGGATGCCGGCCGAGATTTCCTGAAGCATTCTTAGGCGCTCCGCTTCCTCATCTGAAAACATGGTGTCGTCAAATTGAATTGTGATGCGAACGTCTGGATCAAGCCCGGATATGTGGCACTTCTCTTTGCCTAGGATGATAATCGATCTCGTTAGCTCTGTAAGGGCGTCCTGGATTGCGATACGCTGCTTCCAGACGCTTTCTGTTAGCTCTTTATTGCTTGCACGAACCTGAGTTGCTGTGGTCATGTTCTGGATGCTGAACTGGTATCTATTTTGCCCAAGTCCGCATTTACTTGATAAAAGATTTAGATTGAATTGAACGTTCTCTTTGTTCTCGTCAACTCGAAGGCTTGGATTGTATTCCTCAAAAAGTCGCGGATTGTCTGGGCTTACTTGTGTTCCTGTACTTACGTATAGAGATTTCTCCAAAGTTGCACCGACGTCTGGCTCTTGCCTTACTGGTACTCGTTCACCTTTATCGTTTAGCGCGTAGGCTGTTGGCTTCATGCTAAATAATGCCTGATCCATGAAAACCTTTTTCTTTCCTAGCAAAGTATCCATGAATAGGTTGTCGTATGCCAAGTCGCAACTTTCCAGCATGTCGATTGCGTTTGCGTAGATTGACATCCCCAGAGGCACGTCTGCAATGTTGTTTTCTATATTTGGCTTTAGGATCACAAAAGGTTTGCAGGGTAGCTTGTAACTGATTGCTTCGCCGTTTGGTGCTGATACTCTTTCATAGCCTACAGCGTCTCCTGCCACATTGTTGATCTTGAAGTAGTGATTGTAGATTTGATAGCCTTCTTGCTCTTGCTTGAAGACCTGGATGTACATAAAGCTTTCCCCGTTTTGCGTATACTCACTAGCTAATGCGATTTCTGAGATATCTTCCTCGTCGTAGGTCAACGGCACTATTTTCTGTGCATCCTTGATAGCTTTGATTTGTACGCTCTGGGCACTTAGCTGCCCTTTGTTAACTGTTGGCTTTACAAGCTGCAGATAGAAACACACGGTACCTTGTGCGAATTCTCTCTCAACTGCTTTGTTTCCTAGCTTCCAGAACTTGCTGTTTCCTAAAACTCCGCCGTTCTGGTCTTCTTTGTCTCCGGTCAAGAACTCTTGTGTGGCATCAGTTCCATGTTCGTTGCACTCCACCAGGATTCTGGTTTTATCATTCAAAAGTAAATCGGCCCAGTCTTCACAGATTTTCTTAGCCATTCTCATCTGTTTGCGTTTTACTTGTCTGCTGTTTCCGTTTTCGTTCTTGATCTCGTATTTATGAAAATCTTGAACGTAGCCCTTCCACCAATCGTTCCAGAATTGAATTTTGTTGTAGTAGTCTTGGACTTCCTGGCTCACAGGATATCCTAAGTCCTTTAGTATTGTGAATAAAATTTTCATTTAAGTACTCCTTCCTGTGATCAGGTCCATAAATGTTGACCAACTGTAAAAATGGGCGTCGAATGTATCGACGTCGGTCGTGAAATCATCCAGAATCTTGTCTTCCTTCGATTTTGTATCGTATAAGGCTGTGCTCAAACTTTCGACTACCATTGGCACGCCTTGAAAGAGCATTTTGTGTCTATTCAGCATCATGTTATATGTCAGAATCCTCGTCTTTCCGTCTATCTTGCGGCAGTCCATCACGTTGGTTGGAAAGCCTGCCCTTTGTACGGCTACTCGTATACTGTTCAAAATGACTTGTTCTGCGTTATCTACAAAAACGCTTGATACTACGAATCCCTGAATCCATAAAGATCTGAGTATGTCGACTGTCTCTGTGCAAAGTCTTTCGGCATCTATGGTTCCTTTAGCGTGTACGACCTTACGTTCTGCAAAGGTTACAATCTCAGAAAGGTCTGCTGTGATTCCCGTTACAACAAAACTACTATGTGAACGTGTCCCACCTATGTCCAGGCCTATGTTGATCATGTTAAAAAGTGGGAGTTCTCCTTTGACTTCCCACTCGTCTGGATTGTCTGCAAACTGTGGAAAGAGTAGCCCTTCCGCGTTGCACCATTCCCCTAGTATGTATCTGTTGTATAGGACTGTCCCTCGATATTCGAGTTTCAAGTTTTCCACGAATTCCTGCGGCAGAAATGGGTTGTCTTCAATCGTGTATTTCTGTCGGAAGATGTCAGCTCCTGATTCTAGAAACTTTAAAAACCAATGGTTCTTGTTGTCCGGGTTGCAGGTTCCATCAAAGCAGCTATATGGTTTATCTAGACGCGACTTTAGCATGTCAAACACTTTCTTATTCCAGGTTACGACCTCATCCCCGTAGCAGTACGCTACTGAGGCTCCTTGAATCTTTGTAACCTGGCTTTCTTTGTCTGCGCCTATCGCGTAGCAGTTACGCCCGAATAGTCGCACTGTGTTATCTGGTCTTACTCTTCCAACCAATTCTGGCCCATATAGTTCTCGCATGGGTTCTAGAACGTTTCTTTCGAGTGTCGACTTTGTGTTTCCTATGAGGAACACGTGGCCTGGAAGGCCCTCTATAGCTCGAATCCGTTTCGGGATGATGTAATAGTCCAGCCATGTCTTTCCGCTACGTGTAGCCCCTTCTTTTATGTTCCAGCGGCTCGGTTTATGATTCCAGAACTCTTTCTGTTTCTCAGTTAGTTCCACTATCGTCTCCGGCTACTGTGTCCATAGCTTTCAATAAAAGATCCAGTTTCGTAATCTCTTTAGAAGGGTCGCCTTGTCTCTTGATCTGTTCGGCTTGCGCGTTCATCAGCTTTGTTCTGGCTCTGTCTAGGCTTGTGACTGGTTGCTGTCCTGTAAGGTCTCGAATGAATTCTGCAGCCCTTACGTCTCCGCGTGTGGCTTTATTGAACATGGTTGCGGCTAAAAGCATTTGATTGCTGAGCTCGTCATCTTCTAAGCCCATGTCGATCAGCTTCTCTTTGTTTCTTTCGCTTGGCTCCAATTCTAGGATTGCGGCCAGGCATTGTTTTAGCTTCTTTTTCTTTTTCTGGACTTTCTGGCTTGCGGCTCCGCCCTTGCGTCCCATCTCTGCTGCATTCTCTTTCGTGAAAGGCTTCAGGTTTTGCATTGGGTCTTTGCGCTGTCTTGCCGCTTCGCTTTTTGTGCGTCCAGCTATTCCCTTAGCAGGCATCTGATATCAGCTCCGCCTGTTCTCCGGTGTAATCTTCCCAGCGCTTGATAATTACATCGGCATAGTGTGGATCATACTGTTGATTGCCAAATTATTTGAATATGAAAGTGAATAATCTAATCACATTAAATGAAAAAGTCATAGCACAAGTTTGAA